ACCCGACAGCGGCCCATATTTGTTACATCCAGCTGTCGTTGCTCGGTTGCCCGGGATATGTGATCGTTGGGGACACGCTCAGCCGGCCCGGGCTGCACCCGGAAAATGAAGTGTGGTATACGCCCATGTGGTTTGTTGGTGGATGGCCGGCGAGGATTGTCTTTGAGCGGATCAGTGAGGCAGTCCGGCATATTCAAATGGGCATGCCCGTGCCGGAAAAGGACGAAACGCCTGTAATCGAGATCAAAAAGCAGGAAGTTGTGCAGTTGACATTGTTCTGAGAGGGGATGATCGGCATGAGGGGCAAAAAACCGACGCTTCGTCAGAAGAAGGCAATGCAGGCGCTCCGCCTGAACCCGGACAACTGGCTCGTAGAAAAAGCTCCGCCGGGGGAGCTGCACCTGATTCATCGGTTCACGGGAACGAGGAAGGTTATACCGGTTTAATGCGACAGGGGGAAACGGCTCATGCGTCTGCACAATCGGCAGATAAAAGCGACATTCTGGAACGATACGGATCTCCTCCAGTGGCCGCGTGATAAGCGCTGGTTCTACGAGGGTCTGATCCAGCTGGCGGACGACTCCGGCTGCCTAGAGGACTCCCCATTCGCATTCAAACTGAATCTGTTTCCGTCTCCGGTTGATGCAGACATCACCGTCGACCTGCTCGCCAAATGGCGCGACGAGTTGATCGAGGACGGGAAGTTGGTCAGGTACAGGGTTGGAAAGAAGGATTACCTGTACCTGACCAACTTCCACAAACACCAGTCGCTCAAGAACCCGGAGAAACCGGACGTCCCGCTTCCGCCTTGGATTCGATGGGAGCCATTTGAAAGCAATAAGCATTCCGGTAAGTACATCGTTTCTGATGATGTTCTTATATCTTTCTTACAACGTTCTGAAGAAGATCTGCCAATAGAAATAGAAAGAGAAGTGGAAGTAGAAGGGAAGAGAACAGAAGATAAATCAACAACAACAAACGCGCATGCGCGCGAGGAATTTCAGGACGATGATTACCCGCATGCCGTTGACGAGGCGTTCCGTCGGGTTTTCAACCTAAACATCATCCCGCCGATATATACGGCTTTTCTGGCGAAGATCATCCCGGAATTCGGTGAAAAATACGCGATCGAACTCATCCTCGAAGCCGGCGAGTCAGCCCGCGGACAACCCAATCTGCGGTATATGCAGCAGATCCACGAGGGATGGGTCCGGAACGGGATTCGATCACGGGTTGAAGCAAAACGGCTCAGGGATGAACAGAAAACGGCGCCTCCGGTTGATCGACGGCGCAACCAGTTCGAGCTTCTGAACCAACTCGAAAAGGAGTTCGAGGCTTATGACACAGGCTGAGGTCGTCAAGTTGTTCAAGGCCATCACATTGTCATATCCAGCGTTTCGGCTCACGGACGATCTGGCGAAGGAGCAGGTTATGCTCTGGCATGAGCACCTGAAGGACATCACGTTCGACCATGCGATGGAAAACCTGCGCCGGCACGTCAGGACGGAGAAATATCCCCCGACCATCGCTGACCTGCGGCGCCCGCTGAGCAAACAGGATCCGGAGACGGTTTACCACGAGCAACTTAGGCGCGAGAGCGAAGAGCATTTTCGGCGGCTCGATGAGTTTGCGCGGACGGCCGTCCCAGCGCCGCCGGAAGTGAAAGAGAGGATGAGGCAGCTTGCGGCTCGCAGAGCTTATGGCGGCTGAACTGCCGCACAACTACGAGGCAGAGGCGTCGGTGCTCGGATCGATCCTGCTCGACAACGCCGCATTCGATACTGCCGAAAGCCTGCTCCGCGGCGATGAGTTTTACGACGGCCGTAACGCCCGGATCTACAGGACCATGTGCGAGATGCGCGAGGCGGGCGAGCCGATCGACCTTGTGACGCTGACCGCGAAACTGGTCGAACGCGGCGAGCTGGAGACGGTCGGCGGGGTCGACTACCTGTCGAGGCTGCTGGAAGTTGTGCCGACGGCGGCCAATATCGAGTATTATGCCGGCATCGTCCGCGATCGCCATCTACGGCGCGCCGAAATCCTGATGCTCCGCGAAGCGTTGCAGAAGGCCATGCATCAGGATGGCGAGGCCGGCCAGATCGCGGCGGCCGTCCAGGATCGGGCGATGGCCATACTCGAGCAGAGCGCGGCGGCCGAGAAGAACTTCCGGCCGATCGGCGAGGTGGCGGTCAGTCGTTACGAAGAGATTGAGCGGCGCGCGGAAGCCCCGGCGGGGAACGGCGTGACCGGTCTGGCTTCGGGATATCCCGACTTGGATCGTATGACGACCGGGTTCCAGCCGAGCGACTTCATCATCGTGGCGGCGCGGCCGTCGGTCGGGAAGACGGCGTTCGCGCTCAATATCGCGGCGAACGTCGGGCTCCGGGAACGGAAGGCGGTGGGCATCTTCAGTCTGGAGATGTCCGCGGCGCAACTCGTCGACCGGATGATAGCGGCGGAATCCGGCGTAGATGCCGGAAAACTCCGTACCGGACGATTGGATCCGGAGGATTGGGCGAAGGTGGCGACAGCGATTGGAAAATTGAGCGAAGCCCCGATCTACATCGACGACACTCCGGCGATCACGGTGCAGGACATCCGGATCAAGGCTCGCCGACTGCAGCGCGAACACGGGCTCGGGCTGCTCATCGTCGACTACCTGCAGCTCGTACAGACGCGTCGGCGAGGCGAGAACCGACAGCAGGAAGTGTCGGAGATCTCCCGGACGCTGAAACAGATCGCGCGAGAGCTGAACGTGCCGGTCATCGCGCTGTCGCAGCTCAGCCGCGCCGTCGAACAGCGTCAGGACAAGCGTCCGCTGCTTTCGGACCTGCGTGAGTCGGGCTCGATCGAGCAGGATGCGGACATCGTGGCCTTCCTGTACCGCGACGACTATTACGATCGGGAATCCGAGAAGAAAAACATCGTCGAGGTCATCATCGCAAAGCAGCGAAACGGCCCGGTCGGCACGGTCGAGCTCGTGTTCCTGAAAAACTTCGGCAAGTTCGTGAGCATGGACCGCGGGCACAGCGAGCAGCCGGTTCGCAGGGAACCGGACCCGAGGAGGCAGTGGGCTTGAGACCGCGAGAACAAGAACGCGAATTCAACCGCATATGGGACAGTCTGGAACCAGAATTGCGGGAGGATCTCGAACGGCTCGATTTCCGTCTCAGAACCATATGGCGAGAAGCGCAGACCTTTCGCATATCGAAGAAACTGATTGAACACAAGATGCGCGAGCGATTCTGGTCGCTCGTGAAGGAGCTGACGACGGATGGAACGGATGACGATCGAAGAGTACCGGGCCATGATGGCCGGAAAGAAACGAAGCAAGTACCGGAACGAGAAGACACGCGTCGACGGCATCACATTCGACTCACAGGCTGAGGCGAACCGGTACTGCGAACTGAAGGCCCTCCAGCAAGCCGGCGTGATCGAATGGTTCATCCGACAGCCGCGTTTCCTGCTGCAGGAGGGTTTTCAGAAGGGGGACATCACCTTCGGGAAGATCGAGTACGTGGCCGACTTCCTGATCTGCTGGGCAGACGGGTCAGTCACCGTCGAGGACGTGAAGGGCATGCGGACGCGGGAATATCGCATGAAGCGGCAGATGTTCGAGCGGCGTTACCCTACGCTGCGACTTGTGGAGGTGGAGGCATGAGCCCGGCGGAGATTGTTCACTACAAAGAGCGTTGCTGGTTCTGCCATAAACGAAAAGCCACGCTACTCTGCGACTTCGTTGTCGGATGGGTCCAGACGACGATCGACTTCCAGAGAACACCACAGACCTGCGACCGGCATATATGCGAGAAGTGCGCGACACATCTCGGCGGAGACACGCATTTTTGCCCGATCCACGCGAAGGAAGCGAAGCAGAGGCTGGAGGTGGGCAAGAAAAGATGATCGATCCACAGTGGTTTGAAACGGCGGGGAAAGCGCATATGCGTCGGTTTTGCATGCTGGTGGCCTTTGCGGCGCGGGAGGGACGGGAGCGTGGATGGGAAGTCACGGGGGACAATCTGCTGAAGGCGTACCATATCGTTTTTCGTGGCGAGAAATACGGACATGAATCGATGTCCAGGGCACAAATCGAAAGGAATAGGCGCCGGAGGGCGGCGCAGATGGTGGAGGTGGAAGCGTGACAGAGATTCGCACAGCAGCAATTCTTTTCGGAGGCATTGGCGGCTTCTCCGCAGGGCTGAAGCGCTCGCTTGTCGAGGCATACGGCCGGGTATATCGCTGGCGTATACTGTGCTCGATCGACTTCGACCAGGTGGCATGCCGGAATCATGATCTCATCACTGGCGAGCAGACGGCCGTGCAGATGGACCTGTTCAACCGGGACCAGTACCGTAAATGGTTCGGCCACGAGCCGCCGGCAGAATGGCAGGAGGTAACGCCACGGGATCTGTGGTTGGCCTTCCAGGAGCAGGTGCCGGACTACCTGTTCCTGAGCCCGCCCTGCAAAGGCTTCAGCGGCTTGCTGCCGGAGAAATCGGCGCGGTCGGAGAAATATCAGGCGCTGAACCTGCTAACGATCCGTGGGTTGGAACTTTGCCTCGAGGCGTGCCGCCTCTATGGCGACGGCGAGCTGCCGGCTTTCATCCACTTCGAGAACGTTCCACGAATCACGTCCCGGGGCGCCGAAATCCTGCAACGCATCAAACGGCTTCTTGAGCGGTACGGCTACGCAGTCGACATGCGCGCCGACCACAACCTCGGCGAGATCGGCGGGCTCGGCCAGAACAGGATGCGGTTTCTGTTGCTGGCGCGGAATCAGAAGCGCATTCCCAACTGGTGCTATCTGCCGCCTCGGAAGCCGCTCCGCACCATCGGCGATGTGATCGGCCCGCTGCCCATGCCGGACGATCCGGCCGGCGGCCCGATGCACCGGCTTCCCCGGCTCAAGTGGAAAACGTGGGTGCGCCTGGCATTGATACCGGCCGGCGGAGATTGGCGCGATTTGAACCGGATTCCGTGGGAGCAGTACCGGATCGTGCATGAACCGCGGCGCGGCGCATACGCGGTCGAGAGATGGGACGATCCGTGTCGGGCGGTGACGAGCACGGCGGGCCCCGGGCGTTCGAACGGTGTTGCGGCCGTTTCTGATCCGCGCCTGAGCGACCGCGATAATAGACACCCAGGCGTGTACCGGATCGTCCGGATTGACGAAACGGCGCCGACGGTTACCGGGACAAGGTTCGGTAGCGGCGCGCTGGCGGTGGCGGACCCGCGATTGAACGACAGGGACGGGAAACGAAGGAGCAACGGATACCCGGTCCGGGGTTGGGATCAACAGGCTTTCACGATCACGGGGGAGGACAGCCTTGGGAGCGGCGCCCAGTCAATCGCCGACCCGCGCATAACCTGCGCGCCGCGGTCCGGTACGTTCGGCGTGCACCGCTGGGACGAGCCAGCGAAGACCGTGATCGGCGCCGGGGACATCCACGCCGGCGCGGCGGCCGTCGCCGACCCGCGAATCCCGGAGGACAACGAGTCAGGAACATGGGTGATCATTGCGGAGGACGGCACCTGGCACCGTCCGCTGACGACCTACGAGTTGGCGATGCTGCAGGGATTCCCGACACATCTTCCCGACGGCCGGCCGTTCCAGCTCGAAGGATGCAGCGATGCGAAGGCTCGGGAATACATTGGGAACGCCGTA